CAAAACTTGGAATAAAGGTGATGTGGAATTAGAGCACGGATCGAAAGTATTTACTGCTGCGACAACTGCCGCTGGTATTCGTTCTAAGTCTGTAAACTTGTTGTATATTGACGAGGCTGCAATCATTCCAAACAATATTGCAGATCAGTTCTTTACCTCAGTTTACCCAGTCGTTTCTGCTGGTCAGACTACGAAAATTCTGATCACTTCGACACCTCTTGGATATAATCACTTTTGGAAGTTTTGGAATGACGCTGAGAATGGTAGAAACGGCTTCACACCGTTATTCATTCCATATTGGGAAATTCCAGGTCGGGATGCGAAATGGGCAGACGAACAAAGAAAAGTTCTCGGCGACGTTAAGTACAACCAAGAGGTTCTCTGTAAATTTCTCGGTTCCGCACTCACACTCATTCGTGCGGATATTATCGAACAAATGTCGTTCAACCCGCCCATTCTACAAGATAAAGGGTTGGACGTTTATGAATATCCTGTAGTTGGGGTAAAAGACGATAAGGGTAAATACGCTACAAAACCACATACTTATGTGATTGTGGCTGATACTGCCCAGGGTGTCGGTGGCGATTATTCTGCATTCGTTGTAATTGACGTTACGGAAGTACCATATAAAGTAGTGGCTAAATACAGGGATAATCAAATTGCACCTCTTGTTTATCCGTCTGTGATATATAAAGTAGCCTCGCAGTATAACATGGCGTATGTTCTACTGGAAGTCAATTTTTCAGAGCAAGTTGCACATATATTATACCAAGAATACGAATACGAAAACATTCTTTTCGTATCCAAAACCACAAAAGGACAGCAAGTTACCGGTGGATTTGCTGGCGCCGGTAGGACAAGAGTTGGTGTAGTTACAGATCGAAAAGTCAAAAGAATTGGATGTTTTAATTTTAAATCATTATTGGAGGAAAAAAAGCTTCTCATTTTCGATTCCGACATAATTTCGGAAATTTCGACGTTTATAGAAAGAAAAAATTCATTTGAAGCAGATGAGGGATATCACGATGACTTGGTAATGCCTTTAGTATTGTTTGGATGGCTGACTACAAATCCATATTTCAAAGAAATAACAGATGTAAATCTTCGACAAGCAATTTATGAAGAAAAAATTAAACAAATTGAAGAAGAAATGCTACCTGTAGGATTTTTAGATGATGGGCAAGAGGAAGAATTAGTTCTTGAAGATGGTAATGTTTGGGGTATAAGGGATTTTTCTGAAGAAAAAGACGTTCCTCCCGGCTATCTTTCTTCAAGATTGTGAAAATACTAAATACACGATAAAGAATTTGATTCTTATAACTAAAGGAGAAATCCATGGCATTTCAATTATCACCAGGCGTTAATGTATCAGAAATTGATCTGACTACAATTGTGCCTTCTGTCGCCACTTCTATTGGCGCTTTTGCTGGGGTTTTTGCTTGGGGTCCAGTTAATGAGATTGTTACAATCTCTGATGAGGTAACACTTGTAGATAGATTCGGAAAGCCTGATTCTACAAACTATGAATATTGGTTCTCAGCAGCAAACTTTTTAGCATATGCAAATAATTTAAAGGTTATTCGTTTAGCAAACACTCGCTCTACATTTACTTCAACATCCAACGTTAGTGCTTCGGGCGTGTTGATTGAAAATGATCAAGATTACGAACAGAATCACTCTGCCGGTGGAAACGCTTATGGTGAATTCTCTGCCAGATTCGCTGGATCAATCGGTAATTCGTTGCTTGTCACTATGGCAGACAAAGACATTTATAACGGTTGGAATATCACTTTAGCCGATGGATCGACATTAAATTGTCAAGTTCAGTTTACAGATAGACCAAACACATCGACATACGTTGCAAATCGCAGTGGCGCTAACGATGAAGTTCATATTCTTGTCGTTGACGAAGATGGACAGTTTAGCGGAACAAAAGGTACAATTCTTGAGAAATTTGCTTTTGTTTCTAAAGCAGCAGATGCAAAAGACGATTCTGGCAATTCAAACTACTATAAGAACGTTATCAATTCAAGATCGCGCTATATTCGTTGGTTGAATCATCCATTTGAAGGTAGTGATTGGGGCAGCAACGCCAATCAACAAGATTTCAATAACTTGACAGAAGTAATTAAGAGATCACTAACTGGTGGTGCTGATGGTACTATCGTTACCGCAAACGTTGTTACAGGATATGATTACTTCGACAATGCCGATGCTGTAGACATTTCGTTGGTAATTTCAGGTCCAGCAAATCAAACAGTTGTAGATAGTCTTGTTTCGATGGCAGAATCGCGTAAAGACTGCGTAGTGTTCGTGTCGCCAGAAAAAGCAGACGTTGTTGATAACTACGGCGATGAAACAGTAGATACGATTGCATATCGCAATACACTCACATCAACATCATACGCTGTAATGGATTGTAACTGGAAGTATCAGTTCGACAAGTATAATGACGTTTATCGTTGGGTTCCATTAAACGGTGATATTGCTGGTCTTGCAGCAAGAACAGATCAGGATCGTGATCCATGGTACTCACCAGCTGGATTAAACCGTGGTATTATCAAGAATGTTATTAAACTTGCTTGGAATCCAACAAAGACAAATCGTGATGATTTGTATGTAAAAGGTATCAATCCTGTTGTTACATTCCCTGGCGAAGGCACAATGTTGTATGGCGATAAGACATTATTGAGCCGCCCATCGGCATTCGACCGAATCAACGTTCGTAGATTGTTTATTGTTCTTGAGAAGGCTATTGCTCGCGCAGCAAGATCGTCACTCTTTGAATTTAATGACCAGTTTACTCGCGCTCAGTTTGTTGCCCTCGTTGAGCCATACTTGAGAGACGTACAAGGACGCCGTGGTATTACTGACTTCCGAGTGGTCTGTGACGAAACCAATAACACTGGTGAAGTCATCGATCGGAACGAGTTTGTCGGAGATATTTACATTAAACCAGCTCGTTCAATCAACTTTATCCAACTTAACTTCGTTGCAGTTAGAACAGGTGTGAGTTTCGATGAAGTTGTAGGTAAATTCGGTTAATAAATAAAGAGAACAGGAGAATAAAACATGGCTTTTTCAGTAAACGAATTTAGAAGTCAGATGATTGGTGACGGTGCCCGTCCCAATCTGTTTGAAGTTTCTATGCCGTTCCCTGGTTTCTCTGCACCAGGTACTGCACAGACAAAACTTACATTTATGTGTAAAACTGCACAGTTGCCTGGTGCAACAATCGGTGTTATTCCAGTTCAATACTTTGGTCGTGAACTAAAGTTTGCTGGCAATAGAACATTTGCTGATTGGACTATTACAGTTATCAATGATGAAGATTTCGTTGTTCGTAACGCCTTCGAAAGATGGATGAACGGAATCAATTCACATAACTTAAACGTAAGAAATCCAGTGGCACTTGCACCAATTGGTTACACAGTAGACGGAGAAGTAACACAGTTTGGCAAAACAGGCGACAGATTGAAGAAGTATAAATTTGTCGGTCTTTTCCCATCTGATATTACTCCTATCGATGTTGATTGGGGAACAAACGATACGATTGAAGAGTTTTCAATCACTTTAACGTATCAGTGGTGGGAATCAGTAGAAGCTGGTGTAGTGTAATAAGAGTAGGGGGATTTATTTCCCCCTACTTTGTTATTTTTTTATAGGATGATGGACACCATATGGCACTAAAAATCTTCGGTTTTACACTCGGAAAAAAAGATATTGTTCAGGAGCAGCCGCCTGAACAAAAGGCTTTTGCACTTCCAACAGCCGCACTAGACGATGGCGCGGTCACAATTACTCAAAACGCATATTACGGCACCTATGTCGATCTAGAAGGTGCTGTTCGCAACGAACTAGAACTCATCACGAGATATCGTGAAATGGCTAATCATCCAGAATTGGAACAAGCCATTGACGATATTGTGAATGAGGCAATTACTCATGATGAATCTGGTGAAGTTGTTTCGATCAATATGGATAAATTGAAACAACCAGACACAATCAAAAGAAAAATTCAAGAAGAATTTGAAACAGTTCTTTCTTTGTTTAACTTTAATAATCTTTCAGACGATCTATTTAAACGTTGGTATATTGATGGAAGAATTTACTATCAAGTCGTAGTAGATTCAGCTAAACCAAAAGAAGGTATTAAAGAACTTCGATACATAGATCCGCGAAAAATTCGTAAAGTTCGTGAAGTTCAAAAAGAAAAAGATCCTCGAACAAATGCAATGATCATCAAATCGATGGCAGAATACTACATCTATAATGATCGTGGCACTACGACTCAAACTTATACAGCACAAGTAAATCAAGGTGTTCGTATTGCTCCAGATGCAATCATCAATGTAAATTCTGGTTTGATGGATGCAAAAAATACGTTCGTCATTTCATACTTGCATAAAGCAATTAAACCACTCAATCAATTACGAATGATTGAAGATGCTGTTGTCATCTATAGACTTTCGAGAGCACCAGAACGTCGTGTGTTTTATATCGACGTAGGTAATTTGCCAAAAGGTAAAGCTGAACAGTATCTTCGTGATATTATGATCAAGTATCGAAACAAAATGGTCTATGATGCACAGACTGGTGAGATGAGAGATGATCGTAAACACCTTTCGATGCTTGAAGACTTTTGGTTACCTCGTCGTGAAGGCGGTAAAGGTACTGAGATTACTACACTTCCTGCTGGTCAAAATCTTGGACAAATCGAAGATGTGGATTACTTCCGTAAAAAACTTCTTCAATCACTTAATGTGCCATACTCACGTATGGATCAAACTGGTGGCGGTGGGTTTGCTGCACTTGGACGATCAACAGAAATTACTAGAGATGAATTAAAATTTGCAAAGTTCATCACTAGACTTCGTAATAAATTTTCACAACTATTTGATCATGCTCTCAAGACTCAACTTGTACTAAAAGGAGTTTGTACAAAAGAAGAATGGGAAAGATTTAAAGAAGACGTTTATTATGATTTCAAGAAAGACAATAATTTTACTGAACTTCGTGAAAGCGAACTTCTGCGCGAAAGAATTCAAACACTTCAATTAGTAGAGCCATTTGTTGGTAAGTATTATTCACAAACTTGGATCAGAAAAAATGTTCTTCAGTTAACTGATGAAGAAATTCAAAAGATGGACAAAGAGATGGAGAAAGATGGTTCCATCGAACAATTTCAACAAGCACAGCAACAGCAATCGGGAATGATGCCTCAAGAAACGCAAGATACACCACCGATTGATAATGTTACTGAATCGGATCCAAATCAAGAATCTCAAACGCCGCAATTAGATGCAGAAGTGAACAAATATTCTGGTATAAATAACAGATAAATAAACAAAAGGATAATTTAATTATGTCTGAACACATTAAACAATTTATCAATTCAATTGCTGCTGGTAATGCATCAGAAGCAAAAGAAGCATTAGAGAACGAACTCGCATCTAGATCATTTGCCGCTTTAGATGAGTACAAACAACTAATTGCTCAAGGCATTTTTGGCGGCGAACAAGAAACCCAAGTGGAAGTTCAGGAAACAGAATAAATGAAATCTTTACAAGAATTTAAACAAGAACCAACAATTGTAGAAGAAGAAAAATCAGACTATTCTAAGTTTGATGTTTTGGTTCGTGCTGGTCTTGCTAACAAAGCACAAATGGCAAGAATTCATAATGTTCTTGATAAGATGCAAGAAGAAAAGCCACAGTTTAATAATGCTGATCGAATGATCATTCAAAACTTGTTTAATCGAATGGTCGATTTAATCTCAAATAACAAACAAGTTTTTCAGCAAGCAAAAAGAGTTGTGCGTGAAGAATTAGAAGAAGGTGTTCTTGCCACTTCAGATTTTAAAGTTGGCGAGTCTGGAAGAAAAGTTAGGGCACACAGAATTAAAGTTGGTGATAGTGAAGAAGTAAAGGAAGAAGTTGAAGCTTTAGAATTAGTTGAAGAAGGAATGATGAAATCTGAGCCGCCTTTCGTTTTGGTTTTGAAAAGAAAAGCATATAGACTTTATCCAAATGGAATGAAAATTGCATTGTATTATAATGATAAGATCGATAAGTATTTTTCCATTCCCTATTCAACAGAAAAAGATATTGATGCACCAATTCAAGCAGAGCAAGTTGAGCAAATCGAAGAATCTGTAATGGATCAATTGCATAAAATTG